GTTAGATTGAAGTTTTGAGGCCATTAGAAACGATTTATTGCATCTTGTATTTCAAGGTGGTGGGTATGGAGTTTCATGTCAATACCAGCCTCCCACCGCCACACTTCTTCCCCATCTCTGAATAGAATCAAAGTAGGAACGCTTTTAATCTTAAACTTGTCCTTCATGTAAGGCTTTGCCTCTATGTCCACTCGGTAGAGCTTTGCACCATACAAACGACCCAAATCCTTGTAGCCGTTCTTTGTATTGAATCCAGCATTGAACTCAATTACGCTCTTGCCTTCGGGCTGGTAGGTAAATGACAAGAGTAGGAACGAAGCGACAAGCCAAGCCCTCATCTCAGTTCAAAGATTCGGTTCTCAATCTTGTCAAGCTGCGCCTTCATCTCCTCAATGTTTTTGGCGTTGGACATAATCGTAGAACGCACTAACTCATCTTTGAGGTCAAACTCGGTTCGTGATACTGCGGGTACGGGCAATTCCTTTGCGATTTGAATCTCTGCTTGTAGGTTGAAATACATACCCACCGCAATAGACAAACCAACACCCAAAGCAATGAGAGTTTTAATACTCACGCCAAGCATTGTGTCTTCGCCCAGTTCGGTAAACTTACCATTACCCTCGTATTGTTTCATTTTCTATCAGCGAATTTTTCAAGCCCAGCAATGCCGAAGCTCCCAAGCGTTACAAACAAAAAACTATTGTAGACAAACTCATTTACCACAAGGTCTTTGCCCATCCATCCCGTAATGATGTCAGCCAACATAACGAGAACCATAATAGCAAACGAACAAGCCCCTAAAATGGTTTTCTCATTGTAGGAGTTGTCCGTTTTGAATATCTCTACCCAACTCATTATTCAGCAGATGGCTCGGGGAACAATTCGGGCTTCTTGCTCTTGCAAGTTTCTACCCATTCCTCGCGGACTTTCTGCCCCCCCATAGCGTGTACCCCCATTGGTTGACACCACACCTCGTATGTGCTGAACGATGTCGTAAGGGGTTCACCCTTCCAAAGAATGTCCACACTATACTTGTCGGAATAAGTGGCGGGGGTTGTTTCGTTCCCTTCCTCATCATAAACTGCGGGAGTGGTTACGAGGTTTCCAAGTTCCACCACCGCTACCACCTTTGAGGCATCCCAAGAGGCGTTGCCCTCGTCATCGGTGGTTTGAATCTTGGCCTTTGCGGTGGCCCATTGTGAGGTGCTGAAAGAATACTTGCGTAGTTTCATCTTCTTATGTGGTTAAGGTTGCAAGGTCTGCGTTGGAAAGGCGTGTCGGGAATAGGAGCAGTTGTGAATTAGTGCCTTCGTGCAGATTGGCGCCGTCACCTCTTGCAAATCGCACTACGCTTGTTGCTGGTACGCTTCCGCTTCCATCTATGCCAATTTGAACCCCATTAACATAAAATACAAAGTCATTATTTGCGTATGCAAATGCGAACTTAAATGTTTGACCGAAAGTAATTGCGCTTGAAGCGGTTATAACTGCTTGAGTTGCGCCAGCGGTAGTCACTACAAATTCTAAACTATTTGTATTAGAAGCGTTATAAACTTGAAGCATATTATTGTTCCCGCCATCCGATAGGCTAATAAGCCTACGAGTGTTTGCGGCAACTCCTTCAATAGTTCCTTCAAAGTATACAACGCCCTCCGTCTGCCCAATTAAAGAAGAAATGCCCGTCTTGCTACACGCGTCTGCCAAGCGCGACAAGGAGGTTCCATAGGTGGGGATGATGGAAGTGGGGTAACTTCCCTCTTCAAGTTGTGCGCCCCAAAACACATTTGACCCTTGAGCAGTTGGGGAAATGCTTGTTCCGTTTGTAGAAATCGCTGGGTAAATGATTGCCGTACAAAGTGTGTTTGACTGATTGTCGGTAAAGGTCATAATCACCCGCCAATAATTGCCGTAACTTTCGGAAGAATAAGAAACGGAATTGATAGTACTTGAGGCATCCCGATTGATTGCGCCCGTTGTTGTATTGATGATTCCGTAATCTACAACAGATGAACCGCCCGTTAGCGAAATTCCAAAGCCAGCATAGTGCGTGAGGCTTCCCGTTGTCTTTTTAACAAATACAGAAAAAGTATGCGTTGTGTTTGCAGTAATCGCTGGGCTTTTGCGCCTATCTAAATATGCAGTAGTATTATCATTTAAGGTAGCGGCATCTTGATAGCCCGAAGGTGAAACATCGGTGTTTGCAGTATATACTGCCGAACCCGTCCAAGCGCCATAAAATTCGCTATTGTTAATCAAGTTAGTCCGCTCTGGTTCAAGTAAAAGCGAAGGGCACGAAGCACCCCCCGAATAGTCAAGGCGGGGAAGGTCATTGGTGATTCCCGTAATTACGCTCGTGGTCGTGGTCTCTTGATACTCTTGCGCTACGAGGCCGTAGTTTAGTTGGGCGTCTTGGATGTAGATGTTTCCGCTTGTGCCGCTTGTATCACCATCGCCATCGGCTGGGTAAACTCTAAAGTTTGTAGAACCGCTAAAATTTCCAGCAACAACACACCTAAACCAACCGCCTCCAAGAGATACTATGCTCGCTTCTATTGTTGCGCCTACGCTCGTTCCTACTGCGCCACTCCCCGATAAATCAAAGTAAGCACCATAAGCAGCACCGCCAACATTTACAAAAGCCCAATTTAAAGTTCCCGCTTTAGCATATACACTTATAGTTTCTACACCAATAGAGGTAAAGCCTTGTCTTAATAGACCACCACTTGCACTCTTGCTTAAAAGCCACGCATCACTTGAACCATCGTATCCAGTTTGACCTCCCGTTACGGTGGTGTTGGATAATGTCCAAGCCGCATTGCTGAAATCGTTTGAGTATGTCAACAAATTTACTTTGGCTTTCTCAATGTAGCCGTTGGCGTTCACCCTCGTGGCCTCAATGTCGCTACCGCGTGAGAATGTCAAATCTCCCGTGCCATCAATCGGCTTGACACTATACAAAGTGCCATCGGAGTATCCGCTTGGAATTTGCACCAAAGATGCACTATCAAAAAAACTCATCAGTTCAAATTGTTTAATTGTTCAATGAGGCATTGTTCTCCATCTATGGTAGCCCCGTCATTTGTCATTCGTAAAATATATGTGTCCCAAATCTCAGGGTAGTTGTCTTCACCCAAGTCTTGAATAGCTGCAACTAAGCAATAATAGCCCTCTAAAGTGCCTCCATCAGCTTCTACTCTATCTCTAAAGTCCTCAGCAATTTTATTGGAAGGAGCAAAGCAAGCTGGGGCAGCAAGGTTCTGAATGGAAAGTGTAGTTTGGTCTACATCCCCCCACCAGCTCTCGCAGTAAATAGCTCCCCAGTCAATTAAATTACTCATCTTTTGCTTCTTTCTTTAGAAATAACTTTAGTTTCAGGATATTGTTATCTTTTGGCCTATACGCCTTTTTACAATACCCAGCTGCTGAAGTACGAGTCTTTGTCAGGGTAGACATCTTCGTTTGTATTTGTATAGTATTCAGGGAACTTCGTAGAGGCGTGAAAGCTCATGTAGTCAATAAACCTCCGTGTGTAGTAATCGGCAATCTTCTGCTCTTTGGCAATTAGAAAATCTACCTCTTCCTTGTCTACATTGTCTGAGTTTTCACTGCTATGCTTGTAAACCCCCTTGTTGGCAATGGTATAAGCTGCAAAGGGCAGATACTCCACCATAGCGAAGTGAATCAGCATGGGCTGGACATAGCTTGTAACCAAAGTAAGGTAGTCCCCACTCAGGCTGCTGGTCAGAATGTCGTTTGAAATCTTGTTATACAACTCAGTACCCAAGAAATTTTGAATGTGTATCTCCTGAGCAATCTTAATAAACTGGATAAACTTATCAGTGTCCACATTACCACTCATGGCGGTATTGCGTACTATATCCTCTCTCTTTACAAATAATGCAGTTGCCATATCACTTCAGCCAAGCTGGGGGGTTTAAATATCCGTAATCTTGCATATCTCTCGGAGCCATTGCAACTTCCGTAGGGTTGCGCTCAATCCGTGCCTCTGAACGCAAGCTTGGGTCAAGGGCAGTAATCATTCTTTGGGCTTCAGCAACTCCAATACGCTTGTTATTCTTTCTCAAATAAGTTTGGCGTACCCAGTAGTGCTGGCAGAACGGCCCACCCTTATAAAACCAAATGTCATAGGTAGCAGACCCATTCGGGCCAAAGCCAGCGTTCACTGCTCCAGCATCCTCAATGTCCTCCTTGCGGTAAACTCTATTGGCTCTTTCCATCATAGAGCAGAAATCACGGCTCTCACCCTTAGCATCGTTAGTGCTAGCATACTTGTAGCGCACCTTAATAATGCTAGTGTCTTGCTCAGAGGTTTTTGCTGGGTCTGACTTAATCACACTAGCAAAACTCCAAAGGGCATCATGCACATCCTCACGCTCATAGTCAACGGGTCGCTCATCAATAAGCTCCCACTCGTCATCTATATCCTCACCCATAGCAATTAAGCTCTCTGCAATGCGGATTTTAAGCTCTTCCTCTTGTTTGCTGAAACGCTTTTGGTCTTTGACCTTAACGCCAGTTTCCTCTTCAATCACCTCTGCATCTCCCACCTTCATCTTGCTGAACTCTAGTGGTCGGAGGGTCTTAAAGTATAGGTTGAGTGAAATATCGTTATAGGCCAAAATCTCATTGAGGGCATCAATAACCACCTCTTGCATCGGCTCAATTACCGTGTTCTCAAAAAGAGCTGAGGCAGTTTCTAGCTCATTGGCATTATTACCCAGCCCGCTATTATCTTTAATACCCAAGAGCATCGGTGAAGTAACGCGGTGAGCTACCATAAGCTTACGCATTGACTCATCAGCTAAAAACTGGTATTGGTCAGAGGCATCTGAAAGCTGCACTGGCTCAATCGTAGCTGCAAGCTCCTTGTTATCATTAAACGCCAAGATGAAGCGACCAGCATTTGAGCTTCCGCTAAATTTCTCAGCAATACGAGCCTCAATAAGGTTACGCTCTTCCTCCGTTGGTACTCCGTTATTCATATTCAGGAGCATAGAGGGGGCTAGGCCGTTTTGGATGTTATTGATATGGTAGTTGGCTACCTCTTCTTCCAGCTCGGCATATTGTAGACCTCCCTGATAGTCAACTGGGGAGTAGTAATAATACCCAGCGCGGTAAGGCTTCACATACAATATCTCAATAGCTTCCTCACTATACCCAAAAGCTGGAATGCGTAAAGGGGTTTCTTTCCGTGCAGTTACCTCTTTCCAGTCCTTAGCATAGTAATAAGCCTCTACCTCTCCCTCTTCATTGCATTTCTCAGCCCGTAGGGTTTCAATGGGTAAATGGTCTACTTGAACGATGGTGGTACGGTCTTGAGAATAGATAACCTGAATAGCACACTGGCCCATCATTTTATAGTCGCTCAAAATTCTGCGTAGGCAATTCTTTGAGAAAAGGGCTTTCATCTGAGCATACTCGTCAGGCTTGCGGTGGCTATCGGTAGCATCAATACCGCGACCATACAAAAGCTCTACGATGCCATTGATAACGGCATTATTGGTAGCCGAACCGTTATATCGGTCAATGAGGTACTGGAAATAGCTATTGTCCTCCCCATATTCTACCCATTCTTTGCCCTGAACCTCCTTAACGGCTGGGGCAGTATAAGAGCTAAGGTTTACTACTCTGATATTGCTCATAATACTATAAATTCATTGTCGTAACTATTCTCAGTTACATATTCATTCTCATTCACCGTGTACTGCTTTAGGTCGGTTTGTGAAGTGCAATATACACGACCCCGATAAATTACCTGACTACCTAAAACCACTTTAATAACATAAAAAGTAGCCTCATCTACATCATAGGTATAGGCTAAGCTCATATATCCAGCACTCTCAGTCACCGTAGGGCTAATTGTAGCCGTTGTATTGGTGTCTTCATTGGTTAGGTAGATAGTCAGACCATCTAACACATTTAGAGCTGCCTGAACGCAAGAACCTGACTCTAGTATTCCCCCATCCAAAGCTACTCGTTCAAAGTAGAGGTTTAGGTCTTCACTAGAATACACATAAGAGCGAGGCACTATCGTAATGCTCTGCTCCGTAGCTATTGGTTTAAGTATGTGCATATCTTAAATTCTGACTAAATAACTCGCCTTTGTGCTTTTGTTATTTTTTCCAAAGAAAAAGCCCCCCGTTAGGGAGGCTCTTCCAGCAGATATGTTACTTCGCTTAGGAGTTAGTACCCACGACAATAGTAGCCGTAGCGCTAGTCAAACCAGCAAAGGGGTCAGCAGCCGTAGCTCCATCCACAATGCTTGCCAAACGAGTTTCGTTAGCAGTCAAAGCCAAAGTGTAGCCTGAAAGGTCACCCATAGCAGAACCGCTAACGGCAGTTCCTCCAGTTACCTCAGCTCCGTGTTCAGCACCTACCAAGAAAACATTGCCGTTGTAGTCTTCCACAAAAATGTGGGGACGGCCATAGGCAATAAGCTTCAGCTCTTTGTTATCCTCCTTGCTCAACTTAGTCAAAGTCAAGTTAAGGACTTGCTCAAAGAAGGTAGTTCCGTTCTCACGGCTCACCTGAAAATTCTGCTCTAAAGAGTTTGCACCCTTTACATCATATTGATAAGCTGAGAATGTGCCAGTGGCATTTGTCAGCTCGTCATCCGTTCCAAAGGTCAAAGTTCCCAAGTCACTGAAGTCTACAAACCATACACGGTTAATACCTCCAACAACATCTTTACAAGGAACTTTACGACCAGCAGTTAAATCACACGCCATTTTTTATAGGAATTAAAAAAGGGGGCGGGGAATATCCCACACCCCCCTTGTGGTTAATCAACAATAACGATTAGGTATAGTAAACAACCTCAGAACCGAAGCCGTACTGAATACCAGCCGTAAAGCGCATGATAACACGCACATTTTGTGAGCCATCCAAGTCACCCATGTCAAGAACTTTAACTTCGTTAGAGTCAGACAAAAGGCCAGTACCGAAGTACAAGTTAGAAGACTGAGCAGCAACCATATCGTCAGAAGGCATACCGTTAACCATAGCTACGCGGATTCCATCAAAGTACAAAGGTTGGTCACCGTACCACATAGTGCCTTTTTGGTCAACACCAGCAGCACCCAAACCTGAAGCACCGAATCCACCCAAAGCGCGGACATAAGCCTTAGCAACTTTCTGAGATACATAGATGGTCAAGTCTTCCTTGCCGTAAAGGGCAGAAGGGATAGCATCAACTACCTTACCCATTTCGGTGATGACATTCGCAGCAGTAACGGTAGTACCAGTTACATCAACAACATCAGCATCGGCAGCAAACAAAGCGGTGAAGCCGTCAAACTGACCAGCAGTTGCGTTAGCACCTTGCCAAATGTTCGTTTCAATACGCTGAGCTACCTTTTCAGCTACATGAGCCAACAAGAAGTCAGTGAATGAAGGGGGCAAGTTGTCATAAACGGAGTAGCCCATTTGTACGGCTTCCCAGTCAGAACGGAAGTCTTTTTTGCAAAGCTGCAAATTGACTTGGAACTCTTCGGGTTGCAAGATGCGCTCCGTAAGGGTCAAAGTAGAGGTGGGGTCAAAGTCACACGCTGCATTTTTTACGATGTCATCGGTAGCAACCTTTTTGATTACCTCTTTGTATTTGACATTAGGCTTAATTTCAATCAAGCCCTTGTCAAGGGTCGTGCCACTCAAAAGAGCAGCAGCAATATACTTACCCGCGAACTCGCCAGCGTAAGTAGTAGTAATAGAAGTGGTCGTAGCCATTTTGGTTTTCTATTATTCGTTAAACAAATTTTTCAGCTCTACTGAGCAAATCATTCAATTTCGCTAGGATATTCTCTCCTTGACGGGCAGCATTACTAATAGCCTCCCAGTTTGGGTTGGCTTCGTAATCAATTCCCAGCTCTTCGGCAGCATTTTGATACTCTGCTTGCACACTAAGGCCTTCGTCTACCGTTTCCTCAATCCTATCTAGCATACTTTGTGCATTCTGCACTTCGGTTTCTAGCAAATTAGCAGCTTGCTCAATGATACTCAAGGTATCTTCAAGGTCAGCCTCTACATTTAAAGCCTCACTGGTCAGGCTATCTAATCGCTCACGCACATCTTCTAAGTCACCGCTAAGGGACAAAGCAATTTTACGCCCAGCTCGGTTATTCTCCGAATTGAACATCATATTGTAGATGCGCTGAGTTTGCTTGTTCACTTTTTCTTATTCTGCTTAGACAAGAAATAGCCTAGAAAGCCACTAAACTGTACAACTTCTTTGTATTTTGATACGAACTCATCATACAAATCTTGTGCGCCTTCAGCGTTTGCTTTGATTTCATCATAGTCACCCAACAACTCAGAGGGGTCTACGCCCAAATCCTCAGCACCTTTTTCAAGAGTTGCAAGAAGTTCAAGCATTGTAGAGCCAGCTTCCTCCAAAGAACGAGCTTGGCCATTGATAGCCACCTCATCTACCTCCCCACCAATTTCAGAACGATATTCGTCAATGCGGTCAATAACCTCATCCCAACGCTCATAAGCATAGTAAGAAGCTTCAGAAGTTGCATCACGCAACCAGTCAGCATTTGACTCAATCTCATCCACTACGGACAATTTGAGCTTGCGCGCCTTAGAGAGCTTGGTATTGGCTGGCTTACTGAAAAGCTTAGCGAATACAACTTTTTTAGTGTTTGTCATTTTATCTAATCTTAAAGAGAATTTATCGCTGATTCAACATCAGGCATAATTTGCAAAGCAGAATTGATATTATCCTCCATATTGGCAAAATTATCAAGCAACTCCTGAACCGCTGGAATCTCAGAAAGGTCAATGCCCAATTCACGGGCCTGATTTCCAATATCTTCAGTGTCCTTTATTACGCGCGCTTCTAAATCTTTATAATCCTCAATAAGGTTTTCCATATCAAGGTAAACAAGATTTAGCCGACTAGATAAAGCGATAAGGTTTGACCACTCGCTATATAAATCCTTATACTTTTCGGTTACATCAATATCCAAACTTGCGACCATTGAATTTAATGTATCAATGTCACTGATAGATGCAAATTTGAACTTGCGCTGCTTAGAAAGCTTTTCAGCCTTCTGAGCCTCTTTAGAAAAAAGTTTGGCGAATACTACCTTCTTGGTATTCATCTTACTTAAAGCTATTCATTTTCTGCATTACGCGGTCAAGAGTAGTCTGCGCACGATTTGTAGCCAAGCTAACGGGAGCAGCCTCTTTCTTGGATGGGTTGTGCTTAATAGGACGAGCAGCAGCTTGCTTGCTCATCTTCTCCTTGTACTTGCCCATCTCCTTTTTCATCTCTTCTACCTCAGCTTGGATAGCTTCAATGACTGGAGCAACGGCCTCTACAACGGCAGCAACTACTTCCTCCATAGGAGCAGCAACGGCTTCGGGTACTTCAACGGCAATTTCCTCTTCCTGAGCTTCAATAGCTACCTCAGCTACTTCTTCCTCAGCTTCTGCACCAGCAGACTTAACTTCAGAGATTACACCCTCTTCAGCTACATAGAGCATAGAGCCGTCTTCCATCGTGTACTCGCCAACGGGCAAAGGAATGCGCTCCTCTTCCGTTACGATAAATACTTCATTGCCAGCTTCAAAAGCCTCAGCCTCTAAGACCGTGCCGTTATCCAAAGTGGCTTGAGCTAATTTGACTCGCTTAGAAGCCAACTCAGCTAAAATGTTTTTCAAAAGGATATTTGCTTTCATAACTAAATAATTGATTTCTTTTGTTTTGTTACATTTTTATTCAGGAAGTTTCACCGTAACCCCAATACCTTGCGCCCACAAACTNCCATCGCAGCACTTTCTTGAATAGGTGTTTGAGTCNTTACAATAGCAACCGCGACCTTTACCCTTAGGGCTAGTACGGCTGGGGGTCTTTTGGTTATTCATGGTCTTTTAGGATTTTGGCTACCTCGTACAAAAATTCCATTGCCTCTTGGTGGGTCATATTCTCCACCTCGTCTAGCAAGTCCTCGTTTGCCAAATTCATTTTAGCCATCTTCACCTTATCGGCAAAATAGCCCTCAATGCTAAAGCCTTTTACTGCGCCAGTTTTTACAAAGTTGTTCCACACATCCTCGTTATTGACCTTAACGCTTACCATCCAAGTACCTACGGGCATATTCAACCCATAGAGGCGTGACTTGTCCTTGTCTGCATCTTCAATAATCCAGCTCTCTACCACACTAAGCCCGTGAATCTCGGCCTCATGCTCAAGGGTGCTATTGTTTTGGTTACCCCGCATCAAAAACAATTCTGAAGCTCTACGGATAGTCCCCTTAGAGAAATACACATAAAACTCTTCCCCATCTTGGTGGCGGTAAATCGTTTTGTTTGGGATAAGAGCTGGCCCGATAAGCAAACGCTTGTCCTCATTCTGCGTAGCAAACTCTACTTTCTGCTGGTTTTTGAGGGCAATAAAATTTTCCTCAATAGCTGGACTTTCTACAATACTGATAGCATCAATGCCGTTAAGCATTGCAGTTTCATCTAAGACTAATTCAATGATTTTCATAACTAATTAACCAAAAGTTGCGGTTCTGATTCTTTTTCGTTCCATTTCTTGTGCGGTGGTAACATCTCCACCCACCACATAAGCTCTAAGGGGCTGGCTAAATTGCCCAGCTATGCCCTGAAGTAGTTGGTTTGTCCCACTACCTCCCACGATATTAAACTGAGGGGCTACTTGGGGAGGGGCTGGAGCTTTTGGAGCAGCTGCACCGCCCCCACCTTTTCCACCATTAAACTCTTGAGCAGAAATAGTGGCAATTTGTGTAGCTCCAGTGGTAGCAATCAAAGCTGCCTTTATCCAGTTAGCACCAGTTAGCTGGTCTTGGGGGACATTTAGCTGACCCATAATACCTCCAGCCGTGTTAATGATAGCCTGAACTATCTGCAAAGACTTGTTTCGCTCAAACGCTCGCTTTGCTGCTGCCTCATCATTCTTATCATAGATGTCATTTAAGTCCATCAAATTTTTAATGGTCGTGCTTGCAGCATCTAAAACGATGTCTTTGATTTGGTTTTGGAAGTCCTTGCGCTTCTTGACCGCCTCCGCATCATACTTAGCCTCAATGTCAGCCTTCTGCTTTTCATGCTGGGCTTTCAAGGCTTCTAGCAAGTCATATTGACCAGCAGCAGCTTCTACCTCTCTTTGGTATTTAAGCTCAAGCTGGGCAAGTTCTCTAGTTTGTGCATCCTCAATAAGGGAGGCATTTATGTCATCTACCTTTTCTGCAATAGCCCGAAGCTTATTAGCTCTATCCTCTGCAATCTTAGTAAGAGTATCCGTATGCTTGACCTGTTCTTGCTCTAAAATGGCTTGGTATTTTTCTTTAATAGCCTTAATCAGCTCTTCATTGCCCTCAGCTGCTGCAAGCTCTTGCTGACGCTGAAGACCCAGCTGCTTAATACGGTTGTTATTCCGCCTAGTTTCTTTTACCGCCTCATCTTTGGCAGCATTAACAAAAATATCCCCGCGAATAGCTGCCGTTTCCTCTTCTAGCTTTTGCAGTTGCTCAGCAAGCTTCTTGGCATCTTCAAGTCTTTGTTTAGCTGCTGCATCTCGGTCTTTTTTCTCATCCAGCAAATAGCCATCCCGCTGGCTCTTGAGCTTTGCCAGTTGCTTTTCGGTTTCCTCTATGGTAGCATCCCCTTCTTTGGCTACTTCCTCAGGGTCAAATACCAGCTTAGCAATGCCCCCCGAAAACTTTTCCTCTAAACCAAAATCTTGACCAAGAGCCTTGCCCACCAAATCCACCGTTGCCAGCAAAGCAGTAAGTGGGAGGCTCAAGAAACGGATTATACCTTGTAGGATGTCCTTATTTCTCTTGGCTGCATCAACTTGGCTTTGCTTGACTTGCTTTTGAGTTTCAAGCTGAGCCTCTAGTGCAGTTATTGTTTCGTTAGTCTGCTGAATTTTTAGGTCACGAATCTCTTTCTCGCTCTTGCCTTGTAGCTTCAAAGAGTTTTCTTGTAGGCTTAGGGCTTCACTAGCTGCAATCTGAGCCTTTACATTTTCCTCAGCTAGAGCAAGCTGCTTTTGTTGGGCAGTACTTACCCCATTGACTAGCCCAATAATGTCATCCCAATAAGCTACAATAGCTCCAAGAGCTACCACCAAAGCACCTATGCCACTAGAAATAAGAGCAGTCCGCAAAGACTTAGCCCCAAGCGTGCCAGCTTTAAATGATGCTTGCAGTGCCTGACCAAAGCCCTTGACTTTTGCAATGAGTCCAGTAAATGAAAACGAGGCAATCCACTCCTTGCCTAAGGTTATACCCCTGACAAGCTCAGCACTTATGACCTTATAAGCTTTGAGGGCTTTCTTACCCATCTCCACATAGCCACCAGTGGCTCGGTCAATGGTACGGATTACTTCCTCCTTAGCTCTCTTGGTTTCGCGGTCTTCAGCAGCTGCCTCTTTAGAGCCTTTGCTAGCGGTCTTGTTTGCTTTGTCTAGGGCATCCTCTAAGTCACCAACTTTTTTCTCAGTAAGGTCTAACTCTTCCCTAAGCTTTTCAACCTCATCTACGGCCTCTTGCGTATTGGCTTTTACCTCAAACTCCTTAATTATTGCCATAACTTCTTAATCTTTACAAGGGCATCCCTAAAATTATCAGGCAAGTGGTATTTACCTAGTGCGATTTGTATTTCATCAGAGCTGCCACGATAGCTAGTCTTTTGAAGCATCTCTATTATGTAACTGAATAAATTGCTTTTCATTACGCTGGAGTTGGGCCTTCACTTGGGTCAGGCTCAGGGCCAATAGGCACTGGAGCTGGCTGAATGTCGTTCAGTAGCTCTAGTTTAGCCTTGCCAGTAGTTAGGTTGAGCTGAACTGAGTTAATAATCCATTTAGTGTTATTCCAAATAAGCTTGTCGTTCAGGTCTAGTTTTAGGATTTCACCAATAGGTAAGATGGCATCCAAATAGTAAACCCTACGATTTGTGCTATACAAGTCCTCAATGTAGTCTTTCCAGTATGTTTGGTAAAGGCTTTTGTTTACTGAGGTCAAGTAGAATGGGTCAATGTCAGCACCCCAGTTAATAGAGTAGGCTAGGCCAGTTCCTATTGAGGTGCTTGAAGTGTTGGCATACCAAACCTCATCTACTGGGGGCTGGAGCGTGCCGTTCTCATCAATAAAGCCAAGCGGGTTTGCAGATATGTCTAGAGAAAACTCTCCATAAATTAAAATAGGGCTACCCACATATTTCTGAAGGCGGTTCTCAAAGTCCGTGTCAAACTCTCGCGTTTGGGATTTGTAGACTAGGACATTGCTAAGGCCAGCAGTAGTTCCCCCGTGCTGACCATAATTGTACAACCTCTCAAAAAGGGCAGACTCAAAAGGAAGCTCTACCTTTAGCTCATCCCCATCAAAATTAAAGTCAGCCCTAAGGTCACCATATCCAGTAGCGTTAGCTCTGCGATATTCATAACCCAAGATTTGTTCCGTGTCTTGGTATTTAAATTCAATGCGCCTATTAAGCTCAGGAACTCTAATATCTATGGCCTTGTCATCTATGTGGCTTTGGTAATTCCTATCCACCCCAGCAGCATACCAGTCATCTAGGGTATACAAGGTGAAATAGGTAGGGGTGCTGGGAATCATTACCAAGTTGTGCATTTTGATAATGCCAGCCAAAAAGTCAGCCACCTTAATCTCAGGCATCAAAGAGCTTACTTCAACCTTAGCCCCCTGATAGGTAGCCGTTAGCGTTTGGTCTACATCTGCTTGAAGTTGGCTGCCAGTATTTCGTGTGAATGTACACTGATAGAACTGGTAGACCATTGGTGCATTTGTGGTAGGCTTAATGCCTATATGTACTGAGTCAAAGTAATTGGTAATGGGGATGTCTTCAAATGTCCCAGTCTGCGCTCCATTAAGAAGCTGCTCAGATATGACTACCCCATTTTTAATGACCGCTAAATAATAGTCATCCGTGTAAGCTGGAATATCTACATCAAAGTAAATGTCATAAATGTCCCCACTACCAGTAACCCCCTCAGGAGTAAAGGTGTCAGTGGTTAGGTCAAAATAGTCAGGCGTAGGGGCTGCCGTGTGGTTAAAGTTGACTTTCTCATAGGCCATAGCCGTAGGCTGACCCTCATACATATAACCCTCGTACCTATGCGCCCAAAGGAACAACTTAGTAAAGGGGCTGGTGCTAAGGAATGAGCCAGTAAGTACAATGCCGTACTTATCCTCAATAGCTTCTAAAATCTTAGTGACCTTAATAGCTGGCTTTAGCTCATAGTAATTGATTCCGTGATGGTGACCAGTTGCCGTGTCATAGTAAATATCATCATCGTGAGCTGGGGAAGCGTTGCCAACATTATAAACCCAGTTTCTCACTGGACTCATCAAAGGATAAAATACATTCCCCCCTTGTAGGGCATTTTGGCTGAAGCCACTTTGAATAG